GTGCTTACCGATACAAAATTAAAAAACCTCAAGCCGCAGGACAAACTGTACAAGGTCTCCGATCGTGACGGGCTGTATGTAGCTGTGCTTACGTCAGGCACGGTCTCGTTTCGCTATGACTACCGTATCAACGGTCGCCGCGAAACACTGGTAATCGGGCAGTATGGGCGTGACGGTATCAGCCTGGCAGAAGCGCGAGAAGAACTGATTGCTGCAAAGAAGCTGCTTAAAGCAGGCCAGTCACCGGCTGCGGCTAAACGTGACGGTATCAAAAAGATTCGTGGTGCCGAGACGTTTGCGGTACATACCGACAGTTATATGAAACACGTCATCCTGGCTGACAGTACCCGCGCAATGAAACAGGCGGTGATCGACCGTGACATACTTCCGGTTCTTGGCAATAAAATGATGGCTGAAATTACCACATCGATGGTTCGTGATTTGTGTGACCGGATTGTCGAACGCGGTGGCCGGGCAACAGCAGTGCAGGCCAGGGAGATCATCAGTAGCGTATACCGTCACGCCAATGACCGTGGTCATGGTTTGTTTAATCCTGCGGCTGACATTAAACCTTCGTCTATCGCCATATTTAAACCACGAGAGCGAACACTGACACCAGAAGAAATTGGCCTGTTCTTCCGCACGCTGGATGCCATTGGTGCTATGGGCACTATGAAAATGGCTTTAAAACTGGTGCTTATCACTATGGTTCGTAAGGGCGAATTCACCAATGCAACGTGGGATGAAATAGATTTTAAAAAATGGACATGGACAATTCCTCCAGACCGCATGAAGGGAAGCCGGGCGCACGTTATTTACCTGCCTAAACAGGCACAGGATATATTGGTCGGGTTGCAGATGTGCGCTGGTGGAAGTGAATATCTGGTTCCTGGTCGTTACAATTTCCGGAAGCCATTATCTAATGCCGCGCTGAACTCTCTGATCGACAGAACGGTGAAAATAATAAATGAAGATGGTGAGCATATTCAGGACTTCACTGTACATGATATGCGCCGTACAGCCAGTACGTTGTTGCATGAGGCTGGTTATCCTTCAGACTGGATTGAAAAGGCTCTGGCACATGAGCAGAAAGGTGTGCGCGCCGTATATAACAAAGCGGAATACGCCAGACAGCGCGCCTACATGTTGCAGCAGTGGGCCGATATGATTGATTCATGGATTGACGGGGAGCATACGGATCTGATTCCGTTCTCCCCGTCGAAGTTTGAGAAGTGGATGGCGGGGGAATAACGTTTAATAGTTCTGCTGATTTTCTTCCATCTCGGCTTCTGCTGCCAGTGATTCAATTTTATCTGCGAATATTGCTGACAGTGTTGCAAATTCAGCATCAGTGACAGCGGGAATTGGAACAAACCTGATCCCGCTGTGTGCAAGCATGTTTGCAGTTTCAAGGCATTTCCTTAAATCTGCTGGTGATGCCCGGTTCATGCTGCACGCTCCCGCCCCTGGTTGTCTGTTGGTGACAGCGGAGCATTGCTGAATGCATTTGTTAATCTGGCAATATCCAATGCGTATCCAGGGTGTAGTTGCACTGCCGGGTCTTCGCACTGATTACCCCAAACATCGAAGCCATGAGACGACTGGCGGGCGAACAGTTCAATGCGAGAAACATCGCCTAACAATTGCACAAGTTTTTCACGAACGACATCTGGTTTTCTTGAATGCTCAAGCCGCGGTGCGGTAAATGACTGAACGATCCCTGCATTAATGCGCGGAGGTAGTTTTCCCTTTACTGCAAACAGGCAATCTTCACTATTGGCGCGAGTCATGTGTCCCATACCCATAACCAGTTTATCTGGTTGTCGACTACCACATTTTATCCATGTGAAGCCCTTCATGGTCATCAGACGGAATCCCCAGGCTTCAACAACTTTTAGCGCTTCGAGTGGTTGTGTTGGCACCCACCACATGGCCAACAGACAGTTTTCATCGGCCAAATCCCACACAGGAAGGCGGCAGATATCCATCACACTCATAACCGGATATTTAAAACCGGCACCGCGATTACCATCTGCGGCTTTGTCCCGGTATACCCAGGGTGGATCTGCATAGATTAGTGTGTATTTCTTAGTCATAAACCACCCCGCAACATCCTATACCGCTATAGTCGCCACGGCGAAGGCCGTTACCTTTTGTGATACATTGGTCCCTGCGAACCGCGATCCTTGCACGCTCAACATCACCAGAAGCAACATCCATACACTGAAGCCAAAGGTGAGCGGCAATGCGGAACTGTCCTTTTTTCTCTCTTTCAATTGCGCGTTTTTCGATCTCTATCGCCGCAGGAGTAACGGCGACAATCTTTGACGGACTGCGCATTGAAACCTTGTTCATGTGATATTTTTCAAGTCGGCTTAACTTTCTCACTTAATCCAACCCTCTCTGAAAATTAATGCCAGCAGATAAAGCCATGCTGAAACAGAGGCCAGGAATAAGTACCATCCTGACCATTTGCTCCAGTGCCTTAGCAGCACACTCATGCAGCGTTGCTCACAGGACGATATACACGTTGCTGAACAGGAGGCTTTTTACCCTGGAACTCTGCCGGGCTTGCTGCCTGACGTTCATCAAGCCAACGCTCAACTTCATCACGGTTCCATGCGCAGCGTTTGTCAGTGATATACCAGCGTTTAGGAAATTCCCCTGCGCGCTCCATGCGGTCGATAGTGCTCCATGACAGTGGCACCACCGCCAGGAGTTCCTTCTTACCTAATGCACCTTTCATAAATACCTCTCTTGGTTGCAGTGCGGCGCGCGTGGCGCCGCGGTGGTGGTTACATAGATGTTTCGTTTAATTCTTCTCGACGAACGCTGTAAACGTCGGTGGCTTTTGCCAGCAGTTCGTCATCATCTGAAAGTTTTTGTGCAATGTATTTGTAAGCTTTATCCAGTTCGAAGACAGTGCTGTAATTCATCGCTGCGCTGGTAAAGGCCATCAGCATTTCTTCTGGATCACGGCTATCCGCTTTACGCGTTTGCTCATCAGGCTTTTTCACTTGTTTAGCGTTGATCAGACTGTTCATTCCCGCAGCAGTGGTCGTTTGCGGAGTAATGTCTCGCTCAACGCGCGGTGCCGTTTCCTGTAATTCGTCTGGTGTGTAGACGCCCATGATTACGTCAGGACAGTGCAGGCGAGACCAGCGTTTTGTCGCAAGGTATGCGAGTTGTTGTTTCGGATCACTGGCCCAAAGTGTGGAGTTTCTTACCTGTGCTTGAGACAGCATTAACTCAAGCACTCGAGGTTGATCCTCGCCCTTCATGGTTGCCCATACGCGAACACCGCAGCCTTCTTCGTCTTTTAGAGTCCAGCCTGGTGCGATATATGGATTGCCGTTTTTGGATGTTTTCTCAACAAACTTACCGATCACGCGTTCCCACGGCCCGAACCACTCGTAGTTGATGCGATCTTTTGTTGGCGACATCGTTGAGATAACTGCGTTTACTAATTGGGCTTCATAACCTAGCGTGCCGTTCACAACATGGGTTTTCTGAGCCACGGCAAACGGGTTCATTCCCCACTGCGCAGCCTGCATTGCCACGGCCATGCAATCAGCTGGTTTCCCGGCGAGGTGCGCCGGTACCGTTACGCGGCTTTGCGCCATTACCTCGGCGAATTTCATCAGTTGGTTCAAGCCGTCTGGGCTGAAAATAGTTGCAGCAGTTCCAGCGATTGCTGTGTCTACTGGTGCGTTGATGTTTGCGATGTCGTTGCTCATATGTACATATCCTGTTTGCGTGCCCACTCAGGGCGTTTAATGATTTCCACACCGCCCCATTCATCATTGATGCGGCATTCGTGATAGGTATTCAGATCCCGGCGGAACAGAGCGTGCCCGGCATCGACATCCTGCGCATCCAGCTCGAACACGCGTACCGGATACCGACCACAATCAATGCTTTCGCTCACGGCAAGAAAGAAAAAACCATGCGGCTGACCAGTAACCCTCATTGCGCCTTCGCGGTACATTGCGTCCTGCACGTGGTAGCGGAATTCCTCGATGTGGCGTGCAAAACGGTCCATATCTGCAACCTTTTTCACGTCGACGATTACGTTGTGCTCGTTCAGCCATTTGTCTGGACGAATTCGGCACAACTCACCCGTCTCTTCATCGTTCCAGTACATTGATGCTTCGCAGTAACCAGGTGCTTCCAACATCCAGCGTGCCGCCGGATGAGCCATTGCGCTATCACGCATCAGCTCCAGTTTTCGCCACTGCTCGACATCAAGTACCGTAATACCCATATCCGCCACATCACGAAGAAATGCTTCTTCGTCAGCTTTACCTTGTTTTGTCCGACGATCTAATTTCGGTGAAACGATGAAGCGTTTGTCGAATTCTCCAGGTTCCAGAAGCAGACAGTGCAATGCGGTTCCCATATCCAGTGCAGACTTTTTCTCTTCGTCTTCTGGTGCTGCCTGAACCCATTTAAGAAGCGCCGGATTCTTGGCAACCATGTCCAGTTGCGACTTACTCACGCCGTCACCGGCGTGGTAGTCTTCGTTGCTGATGTCGAAATAAATTCCCGGTTTCATGCCGCGTCCCTCTGCCCATCAAGCTGATCAGCCAGATCCCAGCGCGCGATAATTGCCATTGCCTCGCGCCGGTAGGCATCCATCAGTTCTTCGAACTCAGGGCTGTCTTTAGCTGCTTCCAGCACTTCCTGGCGAACTCCTTTGCCTGTTACAACGTCGAAAGTTGAGGCCAGTTGATGAAGCCGGATGGTCTCAATCAGTTCAACTTGTCGGTCATATAGCTGTTCTGACAGGCGGTAGTCCTTGTCGAATGCCAGCATGATTTTTTGAAGATTTTTCTGCTGATTAACGTTCATTATCAGCCCTCCCATATCTCGTTATCGTTGGCCACATCGCGAGCTTCTTTGCTGACGAAAGCCCACTTAATGCCTTCCTGTAAGGTGCGGAACTTCCAGCTCATGAATCCGCATGCAGTAACGCAGTACCAACCGTTGATGATTTTCCACTGCATAACTTGTTACCTCGGTCTGTTACCGTTGAGGTAATAATTATGCTTATTTGGTTTGGTGTCAATAGATATGAGTTAAAAAAATTACCCGTAAGGTAATCTATCTGGCAATAAAAAAGCCGCCATGAGGCGGCTTACTTGCTGAAAACTATAGTTTTATTGTTTGCTTTTTTCGTTCTGGTTGATGACAAATTCAATGTAACTTTCGATCTTTGCCTTCTCTGTTTCAGGTAACAATGCGTAGCGCGAGCGGTCATAGTTGATAGTCGCGGGGTCGTGCGGGTGAATCAGTAATTCATATCCGTGACGCCCAAATGCGGATGCAACATTCTCCAGGGTGGAAATGGAAACGCTGACCTCATTGTTTAACAGGCGGCTGATTGTTACCTGGGCGACGCCGGATGCGCGGTGAAGTTTTCCCTGCGTTGAAAGGTCGCGGCTTTCGCTCATCCAGCGTTCCAGGTTGTGAGCCGCCAGTTGACCAATGTCGCTTGGTCCGACAGGCTGAAAACCTTCCTGAGAAAGCGAGCGATCGATATCAAGCCAGTTACGGGGTTTATTGGCGGCAGCTTCAATTTTTCGCGCAACCTGGTCGCCGATAACCTTCTTGCCAAGAGCCCAGCGGTTTACCAGATTTGCCTGAGTTCCAAGTTTTTCAGCCATCCGCGTCTGAACACCATTGAATTCACGGTCGATCAAGTCGTTGAGATTTTGCCTGCGGACGTCCTGGATACTTTTCATTTTCTGGAAAATCGCCTCATATCTGAATCAGAAGATGATTCAATTTAAAGCAATATTACCCAACAGGTAAATGCACCTCATGGGTAACTATCCTTGATTTTTGTTACCTTATAGGTGAATATTTATTATCTGAAATAAATATCAGGCAATAGCTATGAGCGATAACGGACATTTCGATTTCAAAAAGCACTGGCTTGCACTTACTCCGGATGAGCGTGAAGCCTTCGCACAGGAAGCCGGAACGACGAGTCACTATATCCAGACTCACTTAACAGGTAAGCGCAAAATGCCAGGTAAGGTATTGATGGATGGGCTTTTTAAAGCCTGTAAATCAAGACAATGGCTGCGCTCAAAAGCAGAACTGGCATACTTCTTCTACTCATGATATCCAGCCACAACCCTCTGTAGACCGCCATCCGGCGGTCTTTTCATATCTATTCGTACCTCAAGGGTAATAAAAAACCAAATATGGTTGATCTTTTTTTTGTGTCAGCACAAAATAACCGTAATCCCAATACTAATAACAGGGCTTACCATGGAAATCATTACACGTATTGATGCCGCAAAGCGCGGACTTAAACGCTACTACACCGGAAAAACATGTAAGCACGGACATGACAGTGAACGCTGGGTTTACAACGGACACTGTGTTGAGTGCACCATGGAATCAAACCGTCGTATCAGGGCAGAGATTAAGCAGATCATGATTAATTCCTCCCCACAACATTCAAGCTGATAGCGGAGATTAATCATGAGCAGACATGCAACAGATTGGGCCTGGGAGACAGATCCAGATAGCTCGTCATTAAAGCTCATACTGCTCTCGATGGCTGACAGAGCCGATGAATATAACCTCTGCTACCCCAGCATAGAACGCCTCGTTAAAGACACTTGCCTGAATAAAAAAACCGTGCAGGCCGGACTTATATCGCTCATGAAAATGGGGCTTATTTCAGATACCGGGGAGAGAAAGGGAGCGACAAAAAGAGTGCGGGTTTTCTCTCTTAATATAACCAAAAACGGGAACATTAAAGGCAACCGAGAGGGGGGCAATGAACCCGAAAACGGTAATGTTACCGAAAACGGGAATATACCCAAAAACGGGATGTTGAATGATCCCAAAAACGGGATGTTGAATGATCCCAAAAACGGGATCCAGAACCAGTCATATAACCAGTCATTTAACCAAGAGAGGGAGAGCAGGACAAAAAACGGGGATTCTGTGCATCATGACCCCGGCGCAAACAACGCCGTGATGAATAACTTTGTTCCTCCTGGTGGGCCAGGGCAATTAGGCAAATTTGTCATGCATGAACAATGGCAGCCATCAGATGACTTTCTTCGGAAAAGCTCATTGCAGGGGATCTACCTGGACAGTCTGCCAACGGCACAGGAACTTGCAGAGTTCAGAATTTACTGGATGGCTGAGGGTAAGGCATACCATCAGGCACAGTGGGAGCAGAAGCTGGCAAGGCGGCTGCAGATTAGCAGACAGAAGCAATCAACATTACCTGATAACAACGTTCCGCACTGGAACAGCCCTGAAGCATGGGAGGATTTCTTGTGAACAACGTTTTTACCGCGATACAAAACCGTGACGGAGAAGCCCTTTCTCGCATGTCAGGTTATGAGCATCAGTACACCAACAATGACAACGTAGTGAACATGTCAGCAGAGAGGCTTGTTGATGCCCTTTTCAAACAGTTGAAACAACTGTTTCCGGCGGCAGTGGTAACCAACCTGAAGACGCCAGAGCAGGAAGTTGCTGCAAAACAGCAGTGGATTGCTGCGTTTGCCGAAGGGGGGATCCGAACCCGTGAACAGGTTTCTGCTGGTATGCGCCACGCCCGCGCCAGTGAATCTCCGTTCTGGCCGTCGCCAGGGCAATTTATCAAGTGGTGTAAAGACAGCAAGATGGTTCTTGGCGTCACCATTGACGATGTGATGGCGGAGTTTCACCGGTACAGCAAGGAAAAAAGTTTATATCCTGGTGGTCCCGAAAGATTCCCGTGGCGGCATCCGGTTATGTACTGGGTCGTATGTGATACACGCCGTGCAATGTATCAGCGCCAGCTTAGCGAGATTGAGGTTGAGAAACACGCGCGCAGGCTGCTCGATGATTGGGCGAAAAAGGTGGCTTCCGGACAGCAGATACCCGATCCGGTGATCAGCATACAGGCAAAGCCAGAGCCCATGAGTACGCCTCCGGACACAGGGAGAGACGTTTACCATCCACCAGGGCGAAGTTTCGGGTGCATGCCTAACGCCGCCACCCTTGGGGGAATAACACCGGCGCAGTGGCTGATGGAGGAATACAGGCGGGGAAAGGCGGCAGGATTTATCAAGTAATACCAGCGCGATAGCGCATTTTTTTACGTCTATATGATTACCTGGAAGGTAATAAAATGTTCTAATCTCTATTGATTTCATGTCTTATGTGGTTTTTAATTACCTAAGGGGTAAATCATGAGAAAACAGATACAGGCTCTTGGTCGACTCAAAACAGGCCAGATGAACAAAACAGAATCTGCGTATTGCCAGCACCTTGAGCTGCGTAAACGTGCAGGGGAAATCGCCTGGTATCGATTCACCATCAGTGCCTGCAACACCAGAAGTTCAGGCAGCACCACAGGAGCAGGATGCCGCCGTTGTTGATGCCCGCGACGAAGAAACTCGTCGCCGTCGCGCTGCTGCTGGTCGTAGTTCTACGCTGCTTACCGGTTCTCAGGGCGACACATCAACCGCTAATACCAGCGGTAAAACGCTGCTTGGTCAGTAACCGGAGTCATTGAAATGGCGGAAACAACTAAAGAGCGATTGAACAAACAGTTCGCACAACTTGAAAGCGAGCGTCAGTCGTTCGAGCCGCACTGGCGCGAGTTGAGTGATTACATCAACCCGCGTGGTTCCCGCTTTCTGACTTCTGAGGTCAACCGTAACGATCGACGCAATACACGCATTATTGATTCGACCGGGACTATGGCGGCGCGCACTCTCGCCAGCGGCATGATGTCAGGCATCACAAGCCCCGCGCGTCCGTGGTTTCGCCTGGCTACGCCAGATCCTGAAATGATGGATTATGGCCCTGTTAAGTTGTGGCTTGAGGCGGTGCAGAACCGCATGAACGATATGTTCAATAAGTCGAATCTCTATCAGTCGCTGCCGCAGTTATACGGAAGCCTCGGCACATACAGCACTGGCGCAATGGCGGTGCTGGAGGATGACGAGGACATCATTCGTACAATGCCATTCCCGATAGGAAGTTACTACCTGGCTAACTCACCTCGTGGCAGTGTGGACACCTGTTTTCGCAAGTTCTCTATGACTGTTCGTCAGCTTGTTCAGGAGTTCGGGCTAAATAACGTCAGCGAATCCGTAAAAAGCATGTGGGAAAGCGGCACCTACGAGAAGTGGATTGACGTGATGCATTCGGTTTACCCGAACATTGACCGCGATACATCGAAGCTGGATAGCAAGAACAAGCCATTCAAATCGGTTTATTACGAGGTTGGTGGCGATAACGACAAGTTGTTGCGTGAGTCCGGATTTGATGAGTTTCCAATTATGGCTCCGCGCTGGGAAGTTAACGGCGAAGATGTTTATGGATCATCATGCCCGGGTATGCTGGCGCTTGGACCTGTTAAGGCATTGCAGCTTCTCCAGAAGCGCAAGTCGCAGTTGATTGATAAAGCCACCAATCCGCCGATGGTTGCTCCGACTTCCCTCAAGAATCAGCGTGCCTCCCTTCTTCCTGGCGACATCACGTATATCGATCAGATTACTGGTCAGGATGGTTTCAGGCCTGCTTATCTGGTTAACCCCAGTACAGCAGATTTGGTGGCAGACATTCAGGACACTCGTCAAATCATTAACAGCGCCTACTTTGTCGATCTGTTCATGATGTTGCAGAACATCAATACCCGCTCGATGCCTGTTGAAGCGGTGATCGAAATGAAAGAAGAAAAACTTCTGATGTTGGGGCCGGTTCTGGAGCGTCTGAACGACGAATGTCTTAACCCTCTCATTGACCGCGCTTTCTCGATGATGGTGCGTAAAAACATGCTGCCGCCACCGCCTGACGCGATGGAAGGTATGCCCCTGAAGGTCGAATACATTTCCGTCATGGCTCAGGCGCAGAAGTCTATCGGCCTGTCCAGTCTGGCGTCCACGGTTAACTTCATTGGTCAACTTGCGCAAGCGAAACCAGAAGCTCTCGACAAACTCAACGTTGATCAGGCGATCGATGCATTCGCTGATATGTCCGGAGTGTCTCCAACCGTCATTGTTCCGCAGGAACAGGTTGAGCAGGCTCGCCAGCAACGGGCACAGCAACAACAGCAGCAACAAATGATGGCGATGGGGATGGCGGCGGCACAGGGTGCCAAGACGCTAAGCGAAGCTAAAACTTCGGATCCGAGTGTTTTGTCAGCTATGGCGAATGCAGTTAGTGGTCAGGGTGGGCAATCACAATGACAGATTACGAAGATGATCAACTGAAAGAAGAAAACGCCCGTAAGCAACGTGACATGGCACAGCGTGAAATTGATGACATTCGCTTTGTCATGAGCAGTGAACAGGGGCGTCGCGTTGTCTGGTCGGTGCTGGAGAAAGGCCGTGTGTTTTCCGCTATCTCACCGATGGACGCTATGGCAATGGCATTTAATGAGGGGCAACGCAATCTGGCGCTGGAACTGTTTCAGCGCGTTATGGCGCATTGCCCTGAACAGTATTTGAAGATGGCCAAAGAGGCCAGTGAACAGGAGTGATCATGAATTTATTTGAGCGTTTGCTGTATCGCCGTCTTTGCAATGAGCAACCAGTCGATGGTGGAGCAGCTCCGGCTGCGTCAGAACCGTCAGCGCCTGCAGGTGATAACCCTGCTCCAGTTGGTGATCCATCACAATCGGAAGGTGATAAGCCACAACCTGTTGCTGATGGCGATAAACCTGCTGATGACAAAAAGCCTGAAAGCGATAAGCAGGGTGAAAAAAAGGACGGCGATAAACCGGATGGTGCGCCGGAGAAGTACGAGTTTCAGGCTGCCGAAGGCGTAGAGCTGGATACAGAAGCGTTAAAGGAATTCGAGCCGGTGGCGCGAGAACTAAACCTGACCAACGAGCAAGCGCAAAAGCTGGTTGATGCTTATCCGAAGATTCTGGCAGGTGTTCAGCAGCGCCAGGCAGAAGCCTGGCAGAAAACAACCGAGCAGTGGGCTGCGGATGTAAAAGCTGACAAAGAAATCGGTGGCGACAAGTTGATTTCTAACCTTAGCTCCGCACAGCGTGCGCTTGACCAGTTCGGGACACCTGAACTCAAAGAATATCTGAACACCACCGGGCTGGGTAATCACCCTGATCTGGTCAAAACGTTCGTGAAAATCGGAAAGGCGATGTCTGAAGATGGCATGGTCACCGGTGGTAATGAAGGCCAGCGTAGTGCGGCCGAAGTGCTCTATGGCAAATAAGAGAGGAGATAACAATGGCTGTTAAAGGCTTAACTGCGCTAACGCTGGCTGACTGGGGTAAGCGCGTCGATCCAAATGGGAAAGTCGATAAGATTATCGAGCTTCTCAATCAAACTAACCCAATTCTTCAGGATATGCCTTTTGTTGAAGGAAACCTTCCTACCGGACACCGAACCACCATTCGTTCTGGTTTACCTTCTGCTACCTGGCGTTTGCTGAACTATGGCGTACAGCCAAGCAAATCAACCACAGTGCAGGTCACCGATTCCATTGGCATGCTGGAAACCTATGCTGAAGTCGATAAGTCTCTGGCTGATCTGAACGGTAATACTGCCGAATTCCGTCTGTCTGAAGACCGAGCATTTATTGAAGCGATGAATCAGGCGATGGCGCAGACACTGTTTTACGGTGATTCCAGCGTTAACCCTCAGCAGTTTATGGGACTGTCCTCCCGCTATTCCAGCCTGTCTGCGGGTAATGCTCAGAACATCATTGATGCTGGTGGCACGGGTACAGATAACACTTCAATCTGGTTAGTGGTGTGGGGCGAAAACACCGTGCATGGCATCTTCCCGAAAGGACAGAAGGCTGGCATTCAGATGGAAGATAAAGGCCAGGTGACACTGGAAGATGCTAATGGCGGCAAGTACGAAGGTTATCGTACCCATTATAAGTGGGACAACGGGCTGACATTACGTGACTGGCGCTATGTAGTTCGTATCGCAAACATCGATGTCAGCAATCTTTCAGAACCTTCCTCTGCCGCAAATATTGCGAAGTTGATGGTTAAAGCACTGCATCGCATTCCAAACCGTGGCATGGGTCGCCCGGTGTTCTACATGAACCGCACTGTAGGCCAGGCTCTTGATCTGCAATCTCTGGAGAAAACATCTCTGGCTATCAGCGTAAAAGAGACTGAAGGCGAGTGGTGGACTTCATTCCGTGGTGTACCAATCCGTGAAACTGATGCGCTTCTGGAAACAGAAGCCCGCGTGGTGTAACGCCTGTTATTAACCTGTGGGTCGTAACAGACCCACTAATGGAGAAAGAAGATGATCACCGACAAACTGTTGATGTTCTCCGAAGCACAGGCGGTAACTGATACCGCGGCTTCTACTGACGTAATCGATCTCGGTCCAATTGACGGAAACCGTCGCGATATCGGTGTGGGTTACCCGCTTGAGTTTTGGGTGCTGGTTAACGAAGCCGCCACGGCAAGTGGTGAGGCAACTGTAAACATCCAGTTGCAGACGAGTGAGAATAACAGCTCATGGTCCACTATTTATGATAGTGGCGCACTGGCAAAGGCTACCCTGACAGCAGGTACCCGCCGAAAGAGTTGCGTCGCTATGCGCATGACAACTGGCAACTGGTTGATGTGGTAACGAAGAACGGACCATTTGAAGATATCAATATTGACGAGTCAGTGACGGTTTATGCCAGCGCCAGCACCGGGACAATTACGTTAACGGCAAGCGCCTCTATTTTTGGCGCGGAGCAGGTAGGCAAATTGTTCTATCTGGAACAGCCTGCAGTGGATTCAGTGCCGGTATGGGAAACCAGTAAGAGTACGTCGATTGGCGATATTCGCCGTGCAGACAGTAACTACTATCGCGCCGTTACAGCAGGCAAAACAGGTACTTTGCGCCCTTCGCATACAGAAGGCACATCATGGGATGGCTGGGGCGGATCCGGTGATGATGATACTGGCATTGAGTGGGAATATCTGCACAGTGGTTTTGGCATTGCCCGTATCACTGCTGCAAATGGAACTACTGCAACTGCCGAGGTGATTTCCTATATCCCTTCGCAGGTAGTTGGCGAGGATAATGCCAGCTATAAATGGGCTAAATATGCCTGGAACAGTGTTAATGGTTATCCTGGCACTGTTGTTTATTATCAACAACGTCTTTACTTCGCCGCATCGACTGCGTTCCCTCAGACTATCTGGGCTAGCCGTACCGGGGATTATAAGGATTTTGGCAAAAGCAATCCTACGCAGGATGACGACAGAATTATCTACACCTATGCCGGGCGTCAGGTTAATGAGATCCGCCACCTGATTGATGTCGGTTCGCTGGTGGCACTGACTTCCGGAGGTGAGTACGTCATCACCGGCGACCAGAACAAAGTGTTAACCCCATCATCATTTGCATTCAGCTCTCAGGGATCAAATGGCTCGAGCAATGTCCCACCAATTGCCGTGGCGAATATTGCTCTGTTCGTCCAGGAGAAAGGCAGTGTTGTCCGTGATCTGGCCTACTCATTCGATGTTGACGGCTATCAGGGGAACGACCTGACCATCCTTGCCAATCATCTTTTTCAGAAGCACAGCATTGTTGACTGGTGCTTCTCTATTGTCCCTTACTCCAGCGCCTTCTGCATTCGTGATGACGGTAAATTACTGGTGATGACCTATTTGCGTGATCAGCAGGTTTTTGCATGGGCACCACAATCCAGTACCGGAAAATATGAAAGCACATGCAGTATCAGCGAAGGAAATGAAGATGCGGTGTATTTCGTTGTTAACCGAACCGTTAACGGGCAAACAGTGAGATACATCGAGCGACTGTCCAGCCGTTTATTTACCAGCGATGAAGATGCTTTCTTTGTTGATTCTGGCCTTAGCTATGATGGAAGAAATACGTCTGACAGAACGATGACCATCACTGGTGGTTCTGGCGAATGGGATTACCGCGCGGAATATACAATCAGTATTTCTGGTGGTGCGTACTTCACCAGTAGTGATGTCGGTGCGCAACTACAGTTCCCTTATACCGGCGCTGATTTATCTACCGGTAACGCGCTGGATATATTTGGTGACACTGCTCAGTTTGGCGCTCTTGATTCGCTGACGACGGTGAATAACGCGCAACGCGAGGCTTACGGTTATCAGGTTCAGGCTGCCAACTATAAAGCAGAAGCCAGTTCAGCCCGTAAACAGGGGAATGTGGGAGCAGCAACAACATTGCTCACTGCGCCTCTGAAGGCATACGGTGCGTACCAGATGTTTGGTGGGACGTGGAGTCCGTTTACTCAAAGCACCCCTGCGCCAATCGGGGCAGCAGCAGGAACCAGATTACCCGGAGGATTATAATGCCAGTCGTACCAACAGTATCCGGACGTCAGGTTGAGAGTCGTGGAGTTCAGTCAGCAGGCTTGCAGACGTTTTCTCAGCAAGGTATTGGTGATGCTTTTGTTCGGGCAGGGACAGAGGCAATTGATGTTTTGGGGCAGGCAAAACAGCGTGCCAATATCGCTCTGGCTCAGGAGGCATCTCTTAACCTCAGTCAGATAAGAAGCGATCTGCTGAATAATCCTGAAACAGGATTGCTTAACCTGAAAGGGAAAAATGCTATTGGAAAAGGCCATGAGTATACGCAGCAGTTTGATGCTCAGGTCGAACAACTGGCTATGTCGCTGCCGGATGAACAGGCTCGTAATGCTTTCATGCAGCAGGCGCAGCAGCAGCGCATTCAGTTCACTACGCAGGCCGGGCGACACGAGATAGGGCAAATTAATGCCTACGAAGAAGGCCAGTTTCAGGCGACACTGCTGAACAATGGTAAAAATGCCGCAGCATTGTATGGCGACAACGCCGCATACGTATTGGCTAACAAGCAAACTTTCCAGCAAATTGAGGAGTACGGTGTTGCACATGGCTGGAGCAACGAGCAAATCCAGGCCAAGAAAATCGAGTTTAAAGAGAAGGTTGCTGATGCTGCATTGTCCCAGTGGTCGGCAAACAATGCGACCGCATTCATCCAAAGTAATGGCGAGTTAAGTGATACTGCTGCTGGAGCTCGCCGTGCTGTAGCAGATAGTGACTCTTCCGAGCGTGCCCGTGGCATACGCAACAATAACCCAGGAAATCTCGAATACAGCAAAACTAATCCGTGGGTAGGCCAGACCGGTGATGATGGTCGATTTGCTAAATTCGAAACACCTGAACACGGGATTCGTGCATTAGGGCGGAACCTGATGTCGTATCAGAGGCAGGGTATTGATACCGTCAGCGAGATAATTAATCGCTGGGCACCGCCTGCTGATAAAAATGACACTATGTCGTATATCAAAGCAGTGTGCGAACAACTTGGCGTTTCTGCTGATGAGCCTCTCGATGCATCTAATCCTGATACCCTGAAGGCGCTTTGTGCAGCCATTATCCATCATGAGAACGGTAGCCAGCCATACAGTGATCAGCAGTTAACTGCTGGTGTCAGTGCAGCACTTGGTTTATCAACAATTCCAACCAACACCAAACGCTATACCGGTAATGCAGCATTCGATGCGGCATCTCCTGAGGCGCAGGCAAGTTTTATGCGACAGGCGGATCAACTGCGTCGGCAGCAGCAGGCTGAATATAAAACGATGATTGACAGCCAGGTTCGCGATGCGACAGCTGCGTATATGCGTGGCGTTGAATTTCCTAACCCACCTGGTGAGGCTGATTTTATTGCAGCTTATGGCGTCAGAGAAGGAAACCTGCGATATACCGAGTTCAGAAATACGCAGATCGCCGGACAGTATATAGGCTCTTTCCGCAATATGCCGACAAGCAGCATTACAGCATATGTTGAGCAATTACGCCCGGATACTGGTGAGACAGGGGAGGGGTATGCGGCACGCGCAGCTCTTTATGACAACGTTGTTTCGGCTGCAAATCAGGTGATAAAGCAGCGGCAGTCGGATCCTGTGCAGTTCTCTCTTTCCTCCGGACAGGCAAAGCCTATCGACATGAGCAATAAGGATAACTTTGGACAGAGCGTTGCCTTGCGTGCTGCTCAGGTCAGTGACCTTGCTAAGTCATATGGCACTCCACTGACGTTCTTTTCCAAAGACGAGGCCAATCAAATCGGTGTTTTCTTTCGTGATGCGCCCGTTTCCCAACAGGCTGCATATCTCGATACCATCAGGCAAAGCACTGGTGGTGGGCAGGTGTATATGTCAGCACTACAGCAGATCAGTGCCAACGCTCCATCTGCTGCCGTTGCCGGGATACTGATGGATAAGCCTGGTGGTATTTTGGCAGAAAAAAACTGGTTTAATCCGGATGTTTCCGTGTCTCCTGAAACCGCTGCGCAGACAATTCTTGCTGGCGCTGCGGCTCGTAAAGGTACTGATGATGCGAAAGGTATTCCGATGCCTAAAGATGCTGATCTTCGCCTTGAGTTTTCTGACATGGTGAAGGATGCATTTGCTGGTGACGCTCATGGGGCATCAATGGCATACGAGATCGCAAAGGATTATTACGCTGGTGTGATGGCGAAAAAAGGCGTGGTATCAGGAGAAATTGACAATGATGTCTGGAAACAGGCTGTTAACGTAGCTACAGGTGGCGTGCATGACTATAACGGAATGGGGAATGTCCTTTTGCCGTGGGGAATGTCTGCAGAGCAATTCGATAAGCAGGTTAATCAGGCTTGGAATGAACAAGTTGTCGGCTCCGGGATAAAAACACCGCCTGGTCAGTATGGTTTGCAAAGTTACGGCGATAGTCAGTACCTGGTGAAACTTGGCGCTGGTTATCTGCTGAAAGATGATGGTTCTCCCGTTGTTCTTAATCTGACACAGAAGCGTCAGAGATTCTCCGGAGATATTCCGCAATGAGTTACTTTGGCCTTAATCCAGTAAACCAGAATCAGCAGCTTGACGAAGCAGCATCAAATCCAGCTGGCTTTAACAGCAATGTTGGTTTTTTCGACAATGCTGTAGGAGCGGCATTGTCTGGTTTGTACTCCGGGCTGGTGGCAAAGCCAGATCAGTTGCTATGGGCAGGGATGGATAAAATCGTATCCCCGATTGCTCAGTTTGTTAACGAAAACACCTCGCTCAATGACACTTCAGTTTCATACATTGCTGAGCAGAGAAAACTAGCAGAGCAGCAGGTTAAGCGGCTGACGCCTGATGCGGCGACAACCGGAACCGCCGGGCAGGTCCTTTATGGGTTGTTCGATATGGGCGGGCAGGCTGTTGTCGGTACAACGCTCGGTGGTCCGGTCGGAGGTGCTGCGGCGGTAACTTCGCTACAGGGTTTTTCTGAGTTTGAACGGCTGACAGCACAGGGTGTTGATTTCAGGACGGCGCAGGAAGCGGGATTAGTGCAGGGTATTACTGCTGGTGCCGGAACACTGATCCCTATGAGCCTCGGGTTACGTGCTGGTGGTGCGCTGGCGGAAGGTGTGGCGGCTCAGCTTGCGCGGACTGGTGAAAGTTCAGTGCGACGCGCCGCAGCAACAGCAGTACGTGCAACGCCAGATATTGCCTATGCCGCAGGTACAAATATTGCGTTCGGTATGGCACAGCGTGGGCTTACTGCAAAAACGCTTCGTGATGGTGGCTATAGCGAAATGGCTAACCAGTATGATGTGTTGGATCGACAGGCAATTGCTATTGATGCTGTTCTTGGGGTGGCGTTTGGTGGTGTCGGCAGATTTATTAACTCTCGCGGCGAGTCTACAAGCGCACCAAATTTTTCACCAGTTGATGTTGATGCTGCACTGGCGGCGAATGCCGCTCATCATGCTGAAATTGATATTGCGCCCGGCGTGCCGATCAACGTGCTTTCGCGCAATTCTCACATTCAGGCTCTGCGAAAAGCTATGTCTGATGTTAGCCAGGGGAGACCTGTAGACGTTGCCAGCATTGTTGAGTCTGCATCTTTCAGTGAAATTCCTGGGCGCAAGAGTCTGCTGTCTCAGGCAGTTAATGAGGCTCTGTCATCTGTAGATGATGGAGTAACGGCGCGCGCTATAGAAAATCGGTTGCTTGAAGAACAGGCCGCGCAGCTTTTGCCGCGTGGCGATAGACAGGTTTACCAGTCTGAAATCGCTAATAGCCAACGAATTATTGAAAATCTCACTGAACAGCGCGCACAAATTCTTGCAGAAGAGCCAACCGGTAGCGGTAAATCTTTGTCTCGTGCTCGATCAGATAAACAGGTCAGACTTCGCGATATTGACCAACGAATCCGGCAGGCACAAGAACGCCTGGAATTTTCCCGTAACGCGTTGGCGCCGCACGAGCCTGGAGGTCAGTTTTTTGAAGCTCGAGCAGAACTGGCACGGCGACAGCAGGCAGAAAGTGAACTTAATGCTCAGGCTGTTTCATTCTATAAAACAGCAGAGGTCAGGACGCCAGACGAAGTAGCTCCTTTTGAGCCCGGTAAGATATTGCAACAGACAGAACAAAAAATGATGGCAGATCCGGCAGGAGATATTGATCTGCGTATAGCTGAAGACTCGCTGCTTGAATCTCCGGACATGATAATCACCGTGCTGGATGATGATGGTAATCCACAATCGCGCAGTGCGCGTGAAGTACTGGATGAAGCGAACAGGGAAAGTGAGCAGGCAATACAGGATTCCAGCCTGTTTGATGTTGCTGTGGCGTGTTTCTTGAGAGGTTAAATTAAATGAGACAGGAATGTATACAAGCGGTCCAGCAGGCGGCGCAGCGCACGTTAACGGCGCGAGAAATACAGAACATTGAAGACCGCATTTATCGAAATATGCGCTCCATTGCTCGTGATGACCCGATGTCGTGGCGACAACTTTCCGAATCAGAACGGTTGTATCGTGCAGCACAATTGGCATCTGAAGAATTACAGCGAGAAGCGGCATTAAAGAAACGTCGTGTGGCCCTCACTATAGCCGCACGTCAGAGATTGGATAAATTTATCAATAACTATCAAGGGGCTGATGGGAAACTTGGCGCTCTTAACCGTACTATTGCTTTTAATGCAGACGGTAAATCGAATTTCCTCTCTGTTGAATCCAGAACAAAAGCCACTCGTGATTATGCATTGAGTCAATTGCAGGAGGCATTTGAAGCAGTTGATCCTCGCTTTTTTGGCCTGTTTGAAGATGAAGCGGGCGTGCGTGACCTGGTATATGAAATGCGAGGGCAAAATACTGGCAATGCTAAAGCAAGAAAAGGTGCTAAGGCGTGGAGAGAAGTGACAGATCTACTTCGCCGCCGGTTTAATGATGCTGGTGGGGACATTGGCTATCTCGAAAACTGGGGGATCCCTCAACATCATTCTATGGAAAAGGTTGGGGCGGTATCAAAAGATAAATGGGTTAGCGATGTTATAGGTAAGCTGGATCGCAAATATTATACCCGAGCCGATGGACAACTGATGAACGATGCCGAGTTGTCTGCATTTCTTGGAGAGGCTTATAACACGATCGCTACTGGTGGGCTGAATAAGCTTACTGACACCGGAATGCGAATTTCCGGAGCACGTGCTAACCGTGGTAATGCATCACGACAGATACATTTCAAAGATGCAGATTCCTATCTGCAATATCAGCAACTTTATGGCGATCGCTCTCTATGGGAAATCATGGTCGGTCACCTGGAAGGTATCAGTAAAGATATTGCACTGGTGGAAACATATGGCCCAAACCCCGATCATGTTTTCCGCTCTCTTCTTGATCAGGTGAAGGCAGAAACGGCAACAGCTAACCCGAGTAAAACCGGTAGCGTCGAGCGTCTGGCGAACAAAACAGAGAACTTGTACAACTTTATTTCCGGAAAAACACAGCCTGTAGCGAATCCCCACATCGCGCGATGGTCTGACAATATCCGCAACTGGCTGGTTGCCAGCAGACTCGGATCCGCGTTGCTGTCATCGTTCTCTGATCTTGGAACCATGTATCTGTCTGCGAAGGTTACCAACCTTCCAATGAACCAGTTATTTCGCAACCAGCTTGAAGCTATTGACCCAACGAACCGTACTGAGCTTGCGCGGGCGCGCCGCGCTGGCCTGGCGATGGAATCTCTACTTGGCAGCGTTAACCGCTGGGCGATGGATAATATGGGGCCGTCTGTGTCTCGTTGGGCGGCAACGGCGGTAATGCGTGCCAGTGGGCTTACAGCATGGTCAGATGCGCACAAGCGCGCCTATGGCGTAACCATGATGGGAAGCCTGGGAGAAGTAGTGTCACGGACACCAGACCTTCGTAGCCTCGATGACTCTGATTTTCGTATCCTGAAAAGTAAAGGGATTACTGACACAGACTGGAGCGTATGGAAGCTGGCGCAACAGGAGGACTGGGGGAACGGTAATAATACGATGCTGACACCGGAAAGCATTATGCGTATCCCTGATTCAGCAGTTAAACATCTTGGTGAGCCTGAACGCGTGAAATTTGAGGCAATGCGTAAACTGCTCGGTGCCGTAACTGAAGAAGTTGATATGGCTGTTATTACACCGGGCGCACGTGAGCAGATGTTCGTAGGGTCTGGTCTTCAGCGTGGAACATGGAAAGGTGAATTAACGAGAAGTGTTTTCCTGTTTAAATCGTTCCCTATCTCGGTTGTTATGCGTCACTGGTCACGCGCTATGGGTATGCCGTCTGCTGGTGGGCGTGCAGCATATATAGCAACGTTTTTAGCAAGCACAACCATGCTTGGTGCTCTTTCCATGCAGATTACTGATCTTATTAATGGGAGAAATCCAAAGGAAATGACCGGTGACCACATGGTTAAATTCTGGATAAATGCATTTTTAAAAGGTGGCGGGGCTGGGTTGTACGGTGATTTTCTTTTCTCTGACCACACTAGGTACGGGAGCGGCGCGCTGGCGTCGATGCTTGGCCCGGTAGCTGGTCTGGTTGATGATGTAGTGAAGATTGCTCAGGGCATACCGTTAAATGCTGTGGAAGGGAAGAGTGAGCAGACTGGTGGTGATCTGGTGAAGCTGGGGAAAGGTTTGATGCCTGGTGCGAATCTCTGGTACTTGAAGGCGGCTCTCGATCACATGATCTTTAACCAGATGCAGGAGTATTTTTCACCAGGTTATTTGCGTAAAATGGAGCAACGTTCGAAGAAAGAGTTTAACCAGACATACTGGTGGCGACCACAGGATGTCACTCCGCAATAAGGAAGTGTTGTGTTTTTAATTATTTTGAGTGTGATAATTTCTGGTGGATTGTTATTTATTGACCGCTACAAATATTTTCTTAACCCTCAGACTCAAGCTATTTGCTGGTTCATCTTTGTTGTGCAGGGAGTAGTTCTTGTTGCAAGCCTTATTGAGGGGAGGCCTCTTATTTTTACTGGGTAAATTAGGTGACTACATGCAAGCTATAGGATTCATTGTTTATATCGTCGTTGGTCTTTTTCAGTTGGCAGCAATTATGGCTGGGCTTGAATCATGGTGGGGATTGCACTGGATAATTGCAGCCCCCATTGCTTTCATCGTGAGCTATATTCCATTTGTTGGAGCGATTGTTGGTATGGTTGGCGCTGTGGATGTATGGCGGTGGGAGTGGTGGCAGGCTGGCCTTCTCTTCTTTGGTGGGATCATCTTTGCTATTGTCTGCGGTGGAATGTCATCATTTTTCGAATGGCTAGCATTCAGAAAAGGAACGTGACATGTCACAGGCCGCTTTCGCGGCCTTGTTTTTAACGAATGCCACCGCCTCCCGGGCGGGAATCCGCAGAACGCCCACCGCAGCGGGAGCCGTCAGCGGCAGTATCGCTGTCGTGCTGACAACGACCGGCAAAGGCCTGAGTTGAAGCTACCAGAGACAACAAAACGAACAGTGCAGCAAATGCTTTTTTCATTGTGAAATTTCCATCTATAAGCCACCTCAATGTGGCGTCAATGAGTGTAGCACTGACTTTTGTTTCGTCCACAAAAAATCCCGCAGCGCGGGCTTATTCTTCTTCTTCATCATTAAAAAGCGGATTGTTGTTTCCATCTGATGAAAGGAAAGGTATGTGTTCTCTTGAAAATCCAACAATGACAATTTCATTATCATTTTTTGCATAATGAATGCATTCATTAGAATGCATTCCGCCAGGGTTGAAATTTAAGTTAATGGTATAATTCTTAAATGTGTTTGGATACCATGTTGGCCCACAATGATAATGCCAATAATTCTCTTGCTCATAATTGTCTGAGCCTGGAATTTTATCATGGTTATCATCAACCCACGAGGGCTTGTTTTTTCCAACAAGCGCCCTTCCATTGGCAACATCCTCTAAAAACCTTTGTATGATTTTTATTTCATCATCAGTAAGGAAAGGTCCGTCTACAGCGAAAGGGGTGTTGCTTTCCCCATGTAGAAAACTATTAGATATTCTAATGTTAAACTTCAAGGAAAACTCCTGATGTGCTTCTATTTGGAGCGAAATGCCGCCTTGAAGTCGCTAAAAGATGTTCCTGTCTGGTAAACCATATCCTTGTCGCGCTCTTTGCTTGCGCGACCAAGCATAACTTTTCCAATGACATCCCAGCATTGCTTGGCTTGTTCATTGTGCTGAGTACGATTTTTCAACGCTGTCATATCGCGCCTCCTTTACCTTTAAGGTAATATTACGCGAATCTACATCACATCGCCAATGATTATTTTAAAGGCACATCCCTGTGCCGCCGCCCGTCAGAAGAACCCTGCCTTGTCGTTGATGTACTCCGCGTGGGTCTGGATATCACGCAGGCATTTGCTCACACCGACGATGTAGCAGAACATGGTGGTCAGTTCCGCCGCCGCGCCCGATACGTCATGCCCGTCTTCCTGTAACTGGTTCAGCAAATTCATCAGCAGTGAGTTCTCCGTCAGGCCGAGAACACCAGACGGCGAATGAATCAGGCTACGGTAGCCGGGCTTCAGTGGGGCGCTGTAGGTTTTGTTCTCTATCTTCATTGCCTGCATCACTGCTGATGCTGTGGCGTTGGCTACCTGGTCGGCAACCATCTTTATGCGTTCTTCTTGCGGGAGCGAGTTTTTAATGTAACTTCCGGTGCGGCGGATCTGAGGAAGAACCTCACCTGTAACCCATTTACGAAAGCGGTATGGGATAGTGCCTGGTGTCACCGCATCGCGGCAGCGGAGGATCAGTGTGTAGAGGCCTGACTCGTTGATAATATTGGTTTCGCCTTGACGGCCTAAGTTAAATTTAGCCCTTTCATCATCATCAAGAGATTTTATTGACATAGTGGGGTTTGTCAGTTGAAGAGCTTTAATAACGTCTTTGGCAACAAACCAAGGATTAATCGCAAATCCAACTCTCCTCAGAGTTATAACGCTCAAACGCTTTACACATACTTTGTGTTGGTGCTGGAGGGCGTTCAAGGGCAGCCATGACTTGCTCCCAAACATCCTCTTCAACGATCAAGCGGCGATGTTCATTAATAACTGTTTCAGCTCTAAAAGTCGCAGACTCCATTACAAATTGAGATACGGACACTTTAGAAATAACAGCAGCTTCTTCGATACGGCGCTTCGCAGCTTCGGGCAGACGAAACTCGAACCGCTCCTTTCTTACTGCGTTCATAACAACTCCTGAGCTAATGCTCACAGTGGTTTATACCACATAACGATATGCACGGTACGGGAATTTACCGTACAGGTAATGATAAGCGCGAAGAAACATTAAAATCAACCTTATTTGGTTGATTGCGTTTAACGCTTGATCACCTGAAAGCAAGATATTACCTTTAAGGTAATGTTATTGTGAGGAAAAGCAATGGAAGTTTTCTGGATAGTTGTTGGTGTGGTTGCGGTGATTATTTACGTTATCAACCAGAACAAGACTAAGATCTCTGATCGTACGGTCGTTAATCATAACAAAACGATAAAGACCGAAGATGGGGAGATAACGATTAATCGTACACAGGTGATAGAACACACCTCTACTCAGTTTCAAAAAACTGGAGGTAATGCGCCTAATATTTCCGCACCTCCTGCTTATGATAGTGCGGTAATCCAGACATATTATAAACAGCAGGAGTTAGCAAAAGAGAGGCAACTGATTCAGCCAAAGCCGTTTACAACTGAGATTCCACCTGGAGTGTCAACGCGTCCGGCATATCATGGAAGATTCCCTGGTGATGACATATCGTCTCAGTCATCTAAAAAAGCACCTCAGGCAATATCAGAGCCAGCAAGAATACCTTCTGTATCGCCGCAAAAAGAAGAATCAGCTAACAGAGTTTCAAGTGGTAGCAAGCAGTGCTTGCGATGCAGAATAAACCTTCCATATGAAAAATTCAGGAAATCGTCAAAAAATCCAGATGGATTGACTAAATGGTGTGCAAGGTGTCTCGATGGCCCAAAGAATACACGCCATATGAAGTGGTGCCCAATTTGTAATGTCCGCAGAAAACGAACCAGCTTTTACCCTAATAATCAAAATGCGGACGGCTTAATGGCATGGTGCAAAACGTGCTGGGATGAGCACAAAGCGAAACGATAGGCCGCTCTTGCGGCCTTTAAATTTACCGGGTTTGTTTTCGTAATTGTTCGGCACAATAGTCGAGATGTGTTTGCAGATCCCGCATAGACATCTGTGAGCTGGTGACGTAGTTAATCAGTGCAGTCAGTTCGGCAAGTGGGCCATCGACATTAAATCCATCCTTATCGAGATCCCGGAGTAATTTCATCAAGTGCGATCCCTCCACCAGTGACCTGACGCCTCCCGGCGTGTGAATCCTTTCGGTAAATCCGTCTTCCAGTGGATAGTGATACCGCTGCATCTTATCTTCTCCATGCAATAACTGTATATTTATACAGTATCAAATAATTTGTTTGCTATCCAGCACGTTTTGCAAATTACCCGAAAGGTAATATCTATTCATATTCACAGCCTTTCTATCCATATGTGGTTTTTCAGGTAATAGAATAACCAGATATGCGGCGCAACGGGTGCTGCGACTATCTGGAGATTTAACATGACGGTCTCAACCGAAGTTGACCACAACGAATACACCGGTAACGGCGTTACGACATCATTTCCGTATACCTTCCGTATTTTCAAAAAAACCGACCTGGTTGTTCAGGTGTCTGATCTGAACGGGAACGTAACAGAATTGGTTCTGGATACCGGTTATAAGGTAACTGGAGCGGGCACTTATAGTGGCGGTGAAGTGGTTCTCCCGTCGCCGCTTGCTGCTGGCTGGCGAATTACGATAGAGCGTGTGCTTGATGTGGTGCAGGAGACTGATCTTCGCAATCAGGAAAAATTTTTCCCCGAAGTTCATGAAGATGCATTTGACTACCTGACGATGCTGATCCAGCGATGTTTTGGGTGGTTCAGACGTGCATTGATGAAACCCTCGTTGCTTGCAAAATATTACGATGCAAAGCAAAACAGAATATCTAACCTTGCTGATCCATCACTTGAGCAGGACGCTGTAAATAATCGCTCAATGCGTAATTATGTCGATGCTGCAATCGCCGGGGTTGTTGGTGGTTTTGGTTGGTTTATTCAGTATGGTTCTGGAGCAGTATACCGAACGTTCCAGGATAAGATGCGGGATGAAGTAAATATTCGTGATTTTGGAGCAGGAGATTCAGGTGAAGTTACAGATGCTATTTTGAAGGCTGTTGCAGCTACTAATGGCACCATTATTATCCCGGATGGAAATTATGTTTCTACTCCAACAGTAACGCAGACTCCGAACGTTATGAAATTGCTTTCACGAGCAGAGTTTAGAGGTTCTTTGACCATCAATCTTCCTGTTGGAACTGTTAACCTATCAGAAAAGACGCTAATCAGATCACAAAATGTTCATAAACTTTCTATTTCTGGTATTACGTATTCAACTACGCTAACTGGCTTAGTGGGTGTATCTGGTATCCCCAAATCATACCTAGTTACGCTCTCTCTGGCTGATGCTTCAAACGTTTCTGTAGGCGACGTCGTGATGATTCGTCACGATATAACGGGGACAGGAGGATATCACATCCATTGTGGCGGATGGGTTGTGACTGCCGTGTCTGGCAAAAATGTTACCGTAAAAAACACCTGCCACCTGTCTGAATTACCAACGTCAACGATTACAGGCGGAACAGTAGTCATACTAAAAAGTATTCTGAGATATGCCGGATGTGATGGGATTGTGGCTGCAGGTGCTGGGTGCATTAAGACAATAAACGGTGTCGCAATTGTTGTCAACGACGGATGA